GACAGGTAATGTCGTTGTATATGCACTCCCAGAGCCTGCTGTATTTGTTGTTGTTAGCCCCCATTGGATGATTAAGTTTTTTTTCGCTCCGCTGATAATCATTGGAATAGTGATATACCCTGCAAATGCCTGGCTACCTGTACACACTCCAGCCAGAGCAATGTTTCCCAAACCAAGGTTTGCGAGACAGGTGGCAATCGCTGCAGCACCATCAGTGGCAATGTCAGCAAACGGGTTTAAACGGGACAGGAACAGTTTTTTCAGCCCAGTCAGCACCTGTGTTTGATCATCAATACTGAGCACAAGTCCAGCTGACTCAACGATATTGGCCAGTTCCTCCTGGATGGCATTAAAAGCAGCGGCGCGTAAACGCGTTGCTGCGACACCACCAGCAACACTCCCGTCAGTATATTTATCGTCGGATGTTGCAGTGGTTTCAACTTGCCCGATTCGGAGCATAGATAGTCCTCACTTGTTTAAGCGATAGTCGTGATACAGATATGTCGATTACGAATAGCTGAAAATAATATTCAAATGGGAGGGGGCGATTTTATTAATGGAACACTCAAGCTGTTTATTACCCCAGGAAGCGAGTGGATCGCCACAATACGCACCACCTGCAACGGCATAGTTGATTGTTGTTTCTGGTGCGTTAATCCTCCAGGTGAACGGCCACTCGTCGCGATTTAACGCATCCCCACAGACAGACATTCCCACCATTGCCGGTCGGAACTGCGTGATGGTGATCGTGTAGCCCAGTGCCGCGGCAACCTGTATGTAATAACTTCGGTTCAGGCCACCAGTGCTGATGAGTTTTGATATCACCGCTCGCTGTCGATCTCTGATGCCGCCGATTTCGCTGATAGCACAGTCATCAGGCAGCCCCAGCGTACTCTCCCACTCCGATAACATGATCGTTGCCGTCGGAGGAAATGCACCGGAAAGCAGCCGCTGGGCATCATTATCTGAACGCTGAAATGAACTTGCCAGCGCGCGCAGGACAGCCGACTGCACAGAAGAAGAATCACGAGGCCACGCTCTGCCCGGCGGCATAAGCGACTGAAGTGCTGAGGTGTAATTCTCAACAGAGAAAAGGCTCATACAAAGCTCACTGTACCAAGAACAGGGATTTCACCAACGTCAAAGGTGATATTTTCCGACGGCGAATTGAGAATATAACCCGTCGTTCCGCTAACACTGCTGATCGCCAGATTGATATCAGACAGATACACAACCCCTGTTCCATCCGGCTGTGCAGTATCAAAAAACAGGTTTGTCAGCGCCGTTTTGATGGCTGCGACAGTGGTGCTGTCTGCATCGTTCAGTCCTGCGATGACCAGATTGATAGTTTTCTGAATGGGTGAACAGACGAAAACGATCGCTGTGTCGGTCTGCCGTGGGTAAATATAATCGGCGACTGTAAGCTGATCGCCAGTGGCCTTTACCGCGCCCCAGTCCTCAATCTGTGAGACACCATCGGTACCCTCCGGGAAACCACCATTGCTGTTATTGTCACACATGATGTATACGCCAACAGTGCCTGCACCGTTCAGGCGGCGCTTTACCCAGGCGCGCGTGACGCCGGAAACCGCCAGCGCCCAGGATTGATAATCTGTATCACTGCCACCCTGGGGCGGATTCTGGAATGCCAGCAGCCCTCTACTTCTAAAATCTTCTTCATCTTCAATATCTGCGCCACCAGTCGCGGCTACCAGCAGGGTTACCTGATTTTCTATTCCTGGTGAATTTGAATCGAGGGTGAGAATTGTTCCTGCGTCGGCGTTTCCACTAGCCCCGCCCCCCGTCACATCATCGCTTATGTCAGGGAGAATCGCCGTCACTGAGGCTGTGCCATAACCTGTTGAGGTGATGATCAGCTCAGTATCCGTTGTGTACTGATAGCCGTCTGATCTGTTGAGAACAGTACCGATGGGGAGGATGGCACCCACCGTTCCTTTCGCCTGGACAGAAGTCGACTGCGCGGCGCTGGCTGGTTTACGGTAAACACTCTTCATCGCCATCCAGCCTGCCAGATTTTCATCCGTTGCATTGAATGGCGTGGACTGTTTCGCGATGTAATCCAGATAGGCATAGTGCAGATGTGCCATACCAGCATCCATGTCCGCCAGCACCTTCAGGTTGGAAAAACGCAGTAACTGGCCGACGGCTTCTAACTCTGACTGCATAAAGGCGCGGTTCTGATCACGCAGTTCCGATAATGTGGCTCGTTTAAACGGCATTTATCTGTGACTCCCACACCCAGTAAAATTGTAATGTTTCCCACGCATTTTTTTGTGGGATCAGGTAGCGGATAAAGAGATTCAGGCGGTTCGGGTAGACAATCCGGGCAACCGGTTCAACCTGCATTACCACACCGTCATCGACGAGCCATTTCAGGGCTTCACGCGCATATTCCTCGCTACGCAATGCTACCTCGCGGGTGAGTTTTTCACGCCGGATTAACCACAGGCGTGAGCCAAGTTGACTGTCTTCTGTCGAATCTCCCCACCAACCACGGCGGTCGTTATCTTCATACGGATCATCTGCACGGGCTACACGGTCGGTAAAAAGGCTGATAATGACGGCGGTCTGAAAATCATCGCCGCTGGTAAGCGCGCCGGGGTTTTCCAGCCAGTCGGCGTGTAGCTCATCGATATTCCAGAGACTTTTAATATCAGCCATCAACAGGACTCCCGGTTTTTTCCGAAGTGACAGCACTGCTTCCCGCCTGCACTTCTTTAACTTCGTGATCATGGAGGTTATAGGCGTCACGCAATTGTTTAAGTGTGACGGAATTAGAGTTGCAGTTATCGATGATATCCCCGGTACATAGAAGTTTCGGGGTGATAAATTTAGCCATGCCGGTTGCTGTCGCGGTCAGATTGTTGGCGTTATTAATCGTCACATCCTGCCCAGCCGCCTCAATGGTTATTCCACTTTCGGTGAGTAGTATCGACAGCCCCCACTGGTTATAAATGACCGTTTCACCAGGATTTAACCCGGTATGGCGATAACTCTGATGGCCGGAGGCAATAACCACCGGACTTGACCGGTCACCACCCACAAAAGCGATCACAACATCACTGCCAACAGGCAGCCCGGAAGAAAAGCCAAAATCGAGCAGGCGGTGCGCACTGGCAACTTCCAGCGGCGTCTGGTACTGAATTTTCTGTGCTGTACCGGAATCATCCTGCCCGGTCACCCGACCAATACCGAACATATTCGCGATGCGCGTCATTAAATTTGCCATGTCTTCCTCACTGGTTAAGCCCCGGAATGACCTGGTAAAACTCGTAGGGCTGGACAGAGAATGCTGCTGGAGGCATCAGTAAAAGCTGAGCATGGGTACCACGCTCATCCCGCAAGAATGTCACCTCAGCGATAAGCAACTCCGTATTTTCCAGTTGCAATGTCGGGAGATTCACCGGGATCAGGGTATTAGGCTCCCACAACTTCCCGGCGCTGTCGCGCCAGCTGTCGATGGTGACATTCAGTTGCTGCGACCTCCCATAGCGCCGGTTCATCTCCCAGTCGATACAGTTCTGTGCCCGGTCTTTCGCGAGCATGGTGGATTCGACCAGAATAATACGTTTGCGGTAACGCATGTCCGCTGCATCTGGATCGCGCGCGGTTGCCAATGTGACCGAATCATATGCCGAACCCGGAGCCCAGCCGGAAATGGGAGACACACCGAGTGAAACACCGACATAATCGGAGAAACGGTCGGCCATAGATTTGCGGTAATACGCATCCTCGACGTTAACCCCCTCTGCGACTCCGCTCGCGGCTTTCTTCGTCCCAACACGGGTAAGCAACAGGCTGCCATCAGGTTTGTCGTAATAAAGCAGTGCCGCCCAGCGGCAGACCCGATCAATGATCTCCTGTGGCGATTCTCCCCAGTTAATAGTGAACTGTGGAACCGTCTGAAGTTCGCCAACATCACAATTCACTTTAATCCCGTAAAAAGACGCCAGCCGGGTGGCAATGTCCATCACGGTGCAGTTGCTGATAACGTTGTTCGGCCACTCTGCTGAACAGTCAACAAAATCCTCGCACTTCCCTCTTCCGGTCGCCCGTATCTCATGCCTCGCCCGGTTTATTGAAGGCAACCAGTCGTCCACATACCCGGTTATCACCAGGTCTCCGCCAATTTTTACAACACAGATATTTCCCTCTTTTACGAGCTGCTTTTCGTCGCTTCCGGGGTAATAGTCCATCAGACCGAGATCAAAGTCGGAGGGAAAACGCTCAATTCCCCGTGTGACACGGACAGAGTCCCACCCGGAAATGATTTTCCCATTAACTTCCAACGTCACTTCATCCGTCATTTACGCAGCACCTTCATTTTTGTGGGCATAAAGGCAGGGTGCGGAACAGACGTGGCAGCGATCAGTTCACCGGCGCGACCAACATCCTGATACAGGCGGTTAGCCAGCGTGAGTGCGGGAAGGGACGCTCCGGAACTGTACTCAACCAGGTTAACAAGCCCCTGGGATCTGGTACCCATTGTTGCGATAAATGACTCACGCAGATTGAGAAGCGCCTGATAGATATCATCATCACCGCGATCCCCTGCTTTCACCAGCGCCAGATCAAGCTGAGCGGAGACACGCTCCGTAAGTGCATCGGCCTCATCGCGACTTCCCGGACTGGCAGAAACCGCAGCAGTAACCATCGCGCCGGAGCACAGCACCAGAATGACAGTGTTTACGCTGTCGGCGACATACTGATCCGCACTGGACTGTTGATATTGTGTGCTCAGCGAGTTTGCCAGAGTTTCCAGCGCTCGCAGGCGTTCATTTACGCCGCCAGTGGCATCCAGAACTGAGCCGACCACATCACTGACCCGTTGTACAAACTCATCAATGGTGGTTGAATTATTAAGGGAAGAAACGCCACCAGAGATATTCTTCCTGTCCGTAATCGCCTGGGCCATAGCCTGTTTTACAAGCGCACCTGGATCACTGGTGTCGTCCGTAGAAATTTGTCCGTTAGCTCCCGACGCCCCTCCTGTTGAGCCCTGGCTGTAGCGACCATAACGGGTATTACCGAATGTCGATTTCAGTGTGTTACCGATATTTGTCACCTCGCTGATGGTACTTTCAACGGTATTCGTCCAGAAAGCGATCGTGTTTTTAATGGTTTTAATGCCCTGGGTAACACCACGTATTTCGCTTTTTATTCTGGCTATGGCACTGAGGACAGTGGTGCTGGCCAGTTTCAGATAGTTTGTTTTTACCGCCGTTGCGGCAGCCGTCGTTGTCGTGACAGCAAACACCTTCAGCCCGGACTCGATACAGGTCAGCGTAAACTCAAAGGATCTGCCGCTGCTCAGGCTTTCGCCAATCCGCAGACCATTTTCAGGAATGGATACCGTCATTTCACCGAGCGTGGGGTGAATAAGCGTGCCGGCATCTTTTGTCTCACAGGCGGCGATTAACGCCAGGCGTTGCTGAATAACATCCCCGCCGCCGTAGACCACACTGTCCTGAATGATAAAGCCACGAACGGTGATTTTACGGACGCCCCGCCCCATATCTTCTATCCATGCGGTATCACGGTAAGGGTATTCATGCACAGCAACACGTCTGCCGTGGCTCGTTTCCCCGGCAAGCACCGCGAAGGAAACACCGCGAAAACTGGCTGGCCGCAGGGACTGATACCAGGGGGAGGAACCAGAATCCGTACCCAGCAGCGATGAAAGTGCGTCAGTAACAATTGCCATCGGTTCTCCGAAAAGAAAAAACCGCCATAAGGCGGCCATGTACTCAGTTATTGCTCATGGGAAAAACAACGCGACCGCCACTGCTTACCGTTGCACTTTTACGCGCGCCCGTCTGGTCGTTTGTAATGGTCACATCCAGTTTCATTGGATTATCGTCAAAGGCCGTTTTAATGGCCTGGCTGATATCCCCACCAGCACCATCACCGGCACCGGCACCACGCTGTTGTGCGAGAATATTTCCATCTCTCAGACCACGCCATCGGTCGTCAAAAATGGCAGTATTGACCCCATCGGCAATTTGATCACGGCTGTATGGCTGAGCACCATTTTCATGTTTTATCATTGCAGCCATAAGCCGCTGCAACACCTCTGGATCATGAAGATTTAAACGTTCTGCGGGCTTATAGCCTGTTATCTGAGAAACATCGTCAATGTAAGCACGGGTTTTATTCTCCGACGATGGCGCATACGTATGAAGAATGCCGTTCAGGGTGTTATTGCCCCGATCTCCATAAAGCATGAGCTGACGCGCCTGAGCGGAAAGCCCATCTTCATCGTTATTAAACTGAACAAAACCACCATCAGTACCTGTCGCATTTGGAGCGTGCCGCAGGTTTCCTGGATTGTGGTTGCGCAGTCCACGGGCATTATTAGGTTGCTGATCGTAGGGAACCTCTGAAACACCGGGAACTGGCTGTAAAGCACCGTTAAGATCCGCCTGCAATTGTTCAGCCGCATTAACCGGCCTCATCCAGTCGTTATAACGCTGCCGGAACCCGTCGGTCATCACGCCAAAATCGAGAGCAACCTTATCCGTCGTCCCCAACGACTTATAAAACTCAGGGTTGTTATAAGCCCAGCGCAACTGATCGGCTTCTTTACCCCGTGTGGCGCCGAGAAAATGTGACAGGGAGATACTGTCCAGCCCATTTGTCAGAATATCTTCAACCCCTTCCAGACCATCTTTTACTGACCCATCAGACAAAACAGCCCCGGAAATTTTCTGGCTGGTACGATTTTTAAGACCGTCCCAGGCGGCACCAAGCTCATTAATGGTCTGGTTGAGCTCGGTAAGCTGGTTATTGATAGCCGGATCAACGGTCAGACCAAATTTATCGGATTTGGCCAGCAGTTCTTTCAGACGGTTTCCTTCCCGCATCAGTGACAGCGTTTCAGGGGTAAGCCCCAGCGCATCCGCCACGGTTTTCTGCATCTCCGGGCGCAAACTGGGAAAAATTTGTGCGATGGACTCGATGGTTTTCAGTACATCAACTGTGCCATTTTTGTTTTTAACGATCTGCGCCCCAATCTGGGACATCACCGCCAGCACACCCGAATTATTCCCGGCGGCAGCATCGTTGAATGTTTTAAATAGCCCCTCAACCGATGCATGTGCCGTCTCGCTGTCAGCACCGAGTATCTGCATGGCACCTGACAGGCGGGAAAAATCATCGACGCGCATCCCGGCATTTTTAGCAGAAATGTCCAGATCGTAAGCAGTGCGTGATACCTGCTTAAGTGCATCAGCAGCGGCCATACCGCCTTTCGCCATGCCATAGGCAGCGGCACCTGCCAGCCCAAACCGGCCTGCCGTTCCACCGAATTTAAGAGCAAGCTCCCCTACCATTTTCAGTGGAGGAACCATATCGCCAATAAACTGCACATTGTCCCGTGCAGCGCGGGACATATTCGACAGGCGGCTGGAAAGCCCATCCAGTTTATCGTCTGATTCCTGGCCGCCGAATTTGAGTCCCTTTCGGGTTTGCTCAATCTGTGGGTTTAGCTTCTTAAGCGCCTCATCAATCCGGATGATTGTCGCTGTGGCCTTGTCCCCGGCGGTCAGTTCAAAATCAAACGAATTACTCATCTGCAGATCCTCGCCTTATTTTATTAATCCGCTTAGCCTGTCCGACCCACCACATCAGACGATCGAGCGTCATCCCCCACGCCCGTTCATCTGACCAGCCAAAGTAAGCTGTTATGTCTGCGGCTCGCTCTTGCCAGAGGGTGAGGATCTCCAGGTCAAAAAACCCATAAGGAAGTCCTCGCACTTGCGGAAATCAATGAAATCCATTTTTTGTAATACGGACTCGGGGATACCCCCTGAAGTGAGCGCGATCAGTAATCGCATAGCAGCAAGGGAGGTTTTTGCCACCTGTTTTTCGTAGAACTGTTCCGCCTGCGACAACGTGGGAGCCCGCAGCGTCAGCGATTCATAACGAATATTCTGCGTTGCGTCTTCGAACGGAACGTCCAGTGGGATTTCTTTAACTCGTTCAATTTCTGCCATCATCAGCTCTCCGTCACATCAGCGCCTTCCCAGCGCACATCAAAGGTTGCTTCTTCGCTTTCAACTTCCTGCACGTTGACTGTCCAGAGCGATTTGCCAATGATTGTTTTACCGTTGGCCAGTTCCGCAATCACGTTGACGTTAGTCTGCCCGTTGAAGCCGGAAACTATCGTTCCACCGCTGTCACGCACCTGACAGGAGATATATCCAACAACGGGTTTTTCTTTATACCCATGGACACCATCCATACCCGTCAGAGAGGAGCGATTAACCTTCGATGGACTGTATTTAAATTGTCCGACAACCATAATTGTCACCCCATCGACAGTGACATAGGCTGTCCCAGCGAGACGGTTTGAAGTATCTCCGGCCATGGTTATGCTCCTGTGCTCGCCTGAAGGCGGAACTGATTAAGCAGCGCGAAGATGCGCAACTGGTTGATAAGTGTCCCGGTCCACAGTACATCGACACGGTTCGGGTTACTGGCGTTTTGTTCCACGATAAGCCCTGCAGCAAACCCGGCGGAATCCTGGACGTAACCCTGGTACTCCAGCGTCTGGTATTGGGCAATTTGATCAGCGCGGATGATATTTGGCGTGACGATCGCGGCGCCAGGCGCAAAACGCGTACCATTGGCGGCCAGTTTCATGCGGCCAAAACGGCTGGTTACCTGAGTGCGAAGAAAACGGACAACGAAAGCAAGGGTAAACAGCGTTTCAACCTGAAGATAACTGTCGTCGGCATCGCCATAGCTGTTTTTCTGATAAGTGGTGATCAGGTTTTCAATGCGGACCGTACCATCATCATCCACTGTGAATGTTGAAATACCGCTGTAAAGGAGATTGTTACGCTCAGTAAGGTTGAAGCGATCTTCCAGTGCCGGAGCCAGCACACCGGAAATCGCCAGGCTTTGCAGGGGACGTCCCGGGTCATTGCGCAGGCTGACGGCTGCCGCGCCAGCGTATCCCGCCGACCAGACCCACGGTGGCGATGGTGACTTATTCACACCCATCATCGTTTCATGCTGGTTGTTACGCGATTCCCCTTTCGTCCCCAGCGCTGCATAGGTTCCGGTTGTTGTGGTAAATGCGTGGCCGTAAAGCTGCTGATCCCATGACCAGCGACCGCCGCTGTCGGACAGAAACGCTTTCAGCGCATCAATGGAAGTCGTGTCATCGTAGGCGCTGACGATAAAATCAAACGTCCGGTCCTGAAGGTTAGCCAGCGCACCTGTGATATCCGGTGCTCCAGCCCCACCGGCCATCGGGGTAATCGTCAGAACAAGGCCTTCCGGTGTGGCTTCACCACCCGGAGTACCTTCAAAATTCAACCGGATATCAATGTTGTTACCCTGTGAACCAAGGTTTTTCGCCGTCAGCGTAATGGTGTCGGTCGCCGCTGAGGCAGTAACGGGCAGCGATGTTTTGGCATTAATCGCTGCCGCCAGCGAAGTGGCAATGCCTGCGACCGTATCCGTCGCCACAACGGTCAACTGAATACGGATGCCTGCGATATAGAGCGAGATAACCCCGGTATCCGTTGGCGCGCTGGAAACTTTAATCGTGCCGGTTGCTGCGACCATTGAACCGGAATCTTCCTCCAGCGGCAGGATCCAGATTTCAGAGGCAGAATCATTGGCCTGATACGCTGTCATCATGGCGTGCAGTAAGCTGCCCTTCCCGGCCAGTTCGCCGACGGTATTGGGCGATGAGACACGCTCTGGAATGCCTGCGGTCGCCGTACCTGCAGACAACATGCCGCCGATAAGTAACGTGCGCTGCGTCGCGGTCGCCGTGTTTGCCATTGAATTATCAAACTCGACGTAAAACAGAGGGGTGCGTAGGTTATTGGGTACGCGTGCAAACGGAACTGTCATTCTGTGCCTCCCTCATTTTTCTCTGTCGTTGACTTTACCGTGGCCACTAAGGGAGTTACTGGTTTTTCAGTGATGGAAACATCACCATCACTCAACCGACGACGCCAGAAAATAGTATTTGGGACTTCCGCGCCCTCTGCAGGCAAAGGGGAGCCCTTGACAGGGTCGCGAACGCTGAGCCCGTCTTTCGGTTTAACAAACATGGGTTACTCCTGAAGGTTGGTATTAGCGCCAGGCACGGGTGTGCCGTCGGGCATCTGAATCCGAATATCGATGCCCTCAAGTGGCACGGATTCAACCGGATAAAAATCCTCTGGCCCCTGGTAATATTCGATGTCGATTTCGTAGAGAAGCTGACCAAGGTGCGCTTCTCCATCGGCACTGACATTGATGGTTGAACGAATTTCGCGGTACTGCTGAATAACCCGGGTCAGTTCGTAGCTGTTAACCACAGCCTGATCGATTTGCTCGCGCAGGGCTTCAAGAGCCAGTTCAGCGTCCAGAGCACCATCGTCATCAGTTTCACCGTCATATTCCTGAATACGGCCGGAAATACGAACTGTGGTTATGGTGGTAAAAGCGGGGGTGTTTCGCCCCTGTGAATGCTTGTGATCAAAAGGAGTCTGCACCAGCAGGCACGGGTACATTGCGCGGGTTGTGGGAAAGTCGCGGGGGGAAAATACATTTTCTCCGGCGCTTGTCTTTCCCTTCAGCGAATCCACCACCAACTGGCGAACATTGGCTGCGTTCATTTTGCCTTCACTATCGTCAGTACCAGTTTCATCCCGCCGTGGCTGTCCGGCTGAACATCAGCAATGTTAAAGAGCTGATTCACTGCCACGCCGCCGACAATCTGAATAAACACGCGATCACCCTGTACCGGCAGCAAATGCCCATAGAATTCCGCATCACGCACCCCGAGCACTGGGTTAGTCGTGTTGATTTCCGATTCTCCATCAAGGTTTGATGACGCCTGAACATAGCCACGATCAAAAACCCCGTTCACAGGGAACGGGGCTCCATTTTTTGGCCGGTATTCATGTTCATCGCCGAAAACATGATGCAGGGGAGCAAGAAGGTGCTCATCCCAGTTGACGCCCATACCCTACTCCGACGTTATGCTTACCGAAGGCTGTACCGAGAGGATGCGCTGGCGAAGCTGCTCAATATCACCGATAACACCGGCTTTGAGCAGCCGCACAGCGTCCGAACCTGTTACCGGTATAGTCATGTTTTCTCGATAAACTTTACCATCATGGCGAATATGGTTACCTTTCAGCACCACGTATTCCGTTTCCATTTCCGCATCAGTTTGACTATTTTCGCCAGTAGCATTCAGATCTTCATCAACTTGTTTTGCCATATCAAACCACCGTTGCACAGAGGGAAGCGTTTACCCGGCTCGGGATAACCAGCGGTGCAGACTGCATCATCAGTAAGCGCTGAGCCGGATCTTCTTTCACCCAGGTTTTAGGTGCGAACGCGAGCGGACCATAATTGAAGGCCGGGTCGAGAATGACGCCAAAGGCTCGCGTCCCCATCAAATCTGCACAACTCATGAGAACGGCACCATCCGGAATCAGCGGTTCTTCGACGCCGGTAATGGGATCAATCGCCCAGTCGTTATATAACCAGAGGTCAAAGTTACCCCAGCGCCCCTTATAGACCGCACCCTTCTGAATTTGTGCGCCAGCATTAATCTGGTTCCCAAATGGACTCAGTGCCGGAAAGGTAATGGCGTTATCCTTGATCGTGGTATCCAGCCGGAATGCACGCCATGACGAATTGGTGAATACCAGATCTGTCGGAACCGCACCGGATTCTTTCAGGAACTGCGTTTGCCAGGTTTCAATATCATCTGATGGCTGGGTGTTGGTCGTGCCAGCAGCAACAGTCAGCGGCCATTTATCAGAACCACTGAGGGTGATAGTCAGGTCTGAAGACCGACCAAAATCCACTACCTTGGTTTCATACCCTTCACCGTTAACAGTGACTGTACCCGATACCAGCGCGCTGGCCGCCATCCATTCAAGTCGGCGGTTTATCATGTCGATCTGATCTGCCATCTCGAACTGAAGATTCAGCATCTCGCGTTCGGCAGCGGTATATTCGCCACCAATACGTTCACCAATCTGACGACGAATGGGTTTACGTAAATCGGGTGCACGCTTATCTTTGATGTAAGCTGGTTTGAAGGTATTGGTCTGGTATTTGCGTGATTCAACCAGTTTACCTTCCACCAGCGGAGATACGAAGGGTGCCATACGGCGGACACCCACATCCACATCAATCGCAACTTCTTCCGTTTCGTAGGTCACTACATTGGGGAAAAAGCGGTCCAGCAACCAGTTCTGACTGAGTTTCAGGTTAGGAACCACCTGCACCAGCACACTGGTATCAAAAATATTCTTCATATGCGATCTCTTGATGATGCCGGTTATCACACCGGCATAATTTAAAAATGAGTGCAACCCTGCCGCAACCGGCAAAAGGTAAGCTGTGAGTGAGTGGGGAAAAATCAGGCGGTGGTGACGGGGGCCTGAATGCTGTCACGCAGGAAAATGGCCAGAGGCCGTAAGGATACTTTCATATCTGCAATCGTCCACGAATTATCAATAGTGACGTAATTCTGGTTGAATTCGCCCATCAGATACACACCGCCGATCTGGTCAGAGGTTGATGCATCAACATCATCGACCAGGATTGCCAGCGGTGTTTCGCTGCCATCCGTCGCTGTTTTAACGCAATGCGTATATTTACCACTGGCGGTGATCACCCCCAGGACGGTTCCACGCTTGTACGGTCCACCGGTAATTGTCACGCTGTCAGTCACTAACTGAAGTGTGCCGGCGATAAGCTGATCCGGCACAAACAACGAGCTATTCATGCCCGGTACAAACGGGTTTGTTCCAAACTGATCCATTATTTACCCCCTGCGGCACCACGGCCGGTTGCACTGTCATAAAGGCCCATCATCTGTGTTGCCAGACCTGCGTTACTGCCGGTTTTCTGAGCACCATCTTTGCCCAGGCGGACCTGTTCAGCATCCTGCATGCGCTCATCAAGAGAACGGTGCCCGTTGCCCTGTGGCTGTTGAGGGCGATTGCTCCGCAGTACATCAACGGCAGCGGCGGAACTCATGCCGGTATTGAATGCCAGCGATGCGGCCAGCGCGACATTGTTCACCGCAAACTTACTGCCGAAAATACGGGCGCAACGACGGCGCTCAGCCTGACGCGCCTGGCGGCTGGCTTTGTCGTCTTTGCGATCATCACCGTCGTCATCTTCCGGATCAGTGTCGTCATCGTCTTCAGCATCAACGTCGTCATCGTCGTCTTCGGCGTCATCCTTGCGCTCATCGTCTTCGGCATCAACGTCATCTTCATCGTCTTCGGCATCATCCTTGCGCTCGTCGTCTTCGGCACGACCTTTTGCCTTGCGGGCTTTTTTGGATTTTTCATCATCCTCTTCCGACGCTCGCGCACCACCAAAGAAATGAGCAAAATTAAACGGTTTAGCTTTAGCCATATCAGGCTCCTGTTAATTTCAGTAAATTTCGAAACGCTGCATCTGGCGTCATAACCATATCTGCCAGCCCCAGCGCGACGCCATCCGCAGCCATAAAACAGGCCGCTTCGGTGTCACGCACCACCTTCTCTTTCATCCCCCGGTTGCGGGCGACCGTACTGACAAACAATTCCCCCATCGCATTGATATCGTGCTGAATAGCGGCAAACGCGGTATCTGACAGCGGCTGATAGGGATTAGACTCGGCCTTACGGTCACCGAACGTGATGATCGTGACCGCCACACCGGCATTTTTAATCTGTTGTGACCAGTCAACGTGCATCGTGATCACTCCTACCGAACCCACGCCGCCAGTTCGCGGAACGCAAATACAGTCGGCGGCGCTCGCAATGGCATACGCAGCGGAATAGGCGCTTTCCGTCAGGATGGCATGAATGGGTTTCTGCCCACGGGAGTTGTAAATCACATCCACCAGATCAAAGCACCCGGCCACCTCTCCGCCGGGTGAATCAATATCCAGGCAGATGGCTTCCACTTCCGGATCATTTAACGCAGTCAAAAACGCCTGGCGGATGCCGTTATAGCCCGTCATACCGCTGTACGGTCGCAGGCTACCGAGTTTCTGCACCAGCGTCCCCTGAATGGTGATAACTGCCACCCCCGATATATTGTCATAACCGGGATCAGAACGGGTTTCCCGCTGGCTGCTCCAGTCGTAGCCGTCGTCATCCTCCATCGCAAAATTTGACTCAATCCGGGTGATGCCCAGCCGGTCGGCCAGCGCAGCCATCACCACCTCGGCTTTTTTGGGATGGATGGCCAGCGGTGTGTTAAACAACCGCTGCGCTAAATACGGCAGATTCATTTTTCCTCCGGATCGGTAATTGTCTGGCTGGCGAACTTGTCCGCCTGCGCCCAGCTTGGGAGTGGAAGCCCCCGCTTGAGGCATGATTCGATTTCGCGCTGACGCTGATCGAGGACTTCTTCCCAGTCTTCCCCGACGTTTTCCCCGACCTCGATTTCAAGCGTGGAAAGCCCGGCGTCCAGACCAAGAATGGCCCCTTTTTTCTCTGCAACCGGATCCACCCACCCTCGCCCCGGCCCCATCCAGCGGGCACGGGAATAGGCTGCGCGGGCATCCACAAAATCTGGAGCGCCAGCAGGAAGCGGCAGATCTTCGTTGTCGTGAACCTCTTCAACGAAAGCGGTAAGTACCGGCTGCGCCGTTCCCATGGAAAAATCATCACGGCGGCGCGTCAGTGTTTTCCAGGCTTCAAGCAGGGAAGAACGCGCGGAGCTGTAGTTAACGTCAGACCAGTCCTGCGTCACCTGTTGTGGAGATAACCCGGTTCCTGATGAGAAATTACGCAGGACCGCAGATTCAAACACTTCAAAATTGCTGTAAGGGCGTGCGGCATTGACCGTCGTAATTTTTTCACCGGGGTACAGAATAGGCATACGAGCACCGTTCTGAAGTGTCAGCCTACGATCATTGTGAAATTCTATACGCCCGTCCTGGTAGGCACCCAGGCTGCTGTCATCGAAGCTTTCCCCCATGGCAGCCTGCACCATTTCAGAGTCGTAAGGCGACTCAATGTAGGCGGCGAAAATGGCATTCAGGATAGCCGCTTCCAGCTCGCTCTGGTCATATTTGACCAGCATTTTCAGACGCTGAACTACGGGTGTCAAAATGCCGTTCCCCCTGTGTTGCGCACCACGTTCATGGTCAAAATCATGCACAACGTGTGGTCGACCCCAGGCTGTTTCACGCGGGATACGGCGCCATGTCAGCGTTTTTGCGCCACTCCACCAGTCACCGATATGAGCCTCGCGGATGTGATAGGCGATCGGCGCACCGTCAGCATCAATTTCAACGCCACCACGAATATTCGGCAGGTCAAAATTCTGCTGCGGATTACTGAGCCTGTCAGGATCAACCACCTGTACGGTAGTGGCATATCTTCCCCGCCCACGTCCAAGCCTGTCGGTGCGGTACTGCAACACCAGCAGCGCATCCCCATCGATGAGCTTGTGGCGAAACGCGAGACGCAACATCTGCGGAACAGTGAGCTTACGCTCCACATCGCAATAACGCCCCGTGTCATAAGCCCAGGTTCGCCAGTGCGCCTCCAGCGCCTTGCCGTATTCTTCCGCCCAGGTCGAATCAAAGGTTTTTTTCCCGGTCATCATTCTGAGCACGCGATAATCGGGCTTCATAATCGGGCGAAAATTGGCCCCGACGGCATTATCGAGCAGACGGGTTATGGCACCGCTGGCCCATCCATCATTACGTACCAGGTCACGGGCACGCGCGACGATGCGATCCCGGTAAATGTTGATTTCGTTATCAGGCGACCACAACGCAGGCTGCCAGTTTGCCAGCTGATCGCTGAACGAATCGGCGGCATCATACGGAACGCGGCCACCACTGGTGAGCATGGACGGGCGACTCTGACGGAAAGGTGTCCCGTCCGGCCCGAGAATTTGCACTTTGTTCATCAGAATCTGAACCTCACAGGTTTTCTCGGACGGGCCACAATACCAAGTTGTGCCTGAAGCAGCTGTATCAGTGCCAGCAGGTCGGCAAGGGAGCTTTGCTGATAAGAGACCGATCGGGTACCGTCTCCCTGTGAATAGGAAAACGAAACACCGCGGCTCCCGGTCGTTAAATCGATATACGCCTGCTGGGCTTTCGCCAGCGCATCCCTGAGTTGTTCATCCGTCATCGCGCCCGCAAGTAAACTGGTATTCCGGTTAAACATGGTTATCCTTATTTCGGCAGGAGGTTTGACAGTCTTTTCCGCTTCGGTGCCGTTGTTTCCTCAACAACAACACCAGGAAGTTCGTAGCTAATTTTTTCTTCAGACGCTGACGGAGGTGGTAACAACCTGTCCGGGTTCGCTTCAAGATTGGCGGCGCGAATGTTCAGTTTCAGGCCCATGTGCATGAGTCCGCACAGCGCGGCATACCCATAAACCCGGCAGTCCAGCGCCTCATTCGCGCGCCCGGGGATCTGTTCCCAGACACTGAACCGTTGCCCGGCAACAACTTTGTAGACGAGGCGTTCCGCCAGAAGCTGGTTGAAATAGCCAACATCACGATCATCAGGGAAATGCATATACCCCGGCGCTGGTTCATCCTGTTTGGGTGGTTCGAGATGCAACCTGCCGCGCACAACATCCTTGGCCGCGTTGACGCCGATGATGATTGGCCGGAACTGCGCTTTGCTTTTTGACGAGGGTCGTTTGGTCGGCCAGACAGGATTACGTTTGCCGCCCTGAGCGGACTCCCCCTTTATGGCCCAGATGCGACGGGCAAGGCGCTCTTTCGCGAACTCGTAGACTTTCTGGGTATGATGACCACCGGAGTCATGGCAGGCCGCCATGATGGTCAGTCCCCTGCCATCATTCCGGCGCCAGACCTGTTTCAGATACGCGTCAAGCCGTTTCCACGGTTCATCGGTCTCCAGATCCCCATAAATAACATCGTGCGCTACCGACCAGGATTCTTCGTTTTTCCCCCAGCCAATTACCTCAATTTCGAAACGATCGTCCTGGGTATCAATCCCGGCGGTGAGCACTGCCACCCTGTCATGCACCGGCGCAGGAAAGACTTCCCGGCGCGCCAGTAAGATATCGACAGGAAGCTGCTTGCCGTGGTTTGGCCGGTGAGGCAGCCCCATCTGGGTGTTCCACCAGGCCTGTTCTTTGTCCGGGTCGCCTTTCGCTTTGATGTACTTCTCCGCGATGTCGGATGGCTTATCTTTCTGCCAGGGGCTGAAAAGTTTTGATGCCTGATAACCAGCGTGTGTATTTTCAACGGCTTCCCGTCCGCATGCCGGGCAGATGGCGCGGTATACTGCGTGGCGCTCTGATTCCGACCAGCGCCACACGGTATCCACACTGCCTTCATCCTCTGCCCGCCAGGCATTGTCATAAGCCATCAGCGGGGAGTGCCGCTCTCCGCAACATTCAAACACCTTTGTCTGATGCCAGCGGATGGTCTGTAACGCGCGCAGTCGCTGCCCTTCCGACCAGCCAGCCCCGCAGCACTCGCAGTGGATCATGGCTGATTTGGTGAGGTGCTTATCCCCCTCTTTTGGCCACTGGACGTGTTTAAAAAAATCCAGGAACTGCCGGTGCCCACAGTGCGGACACACCACAGACGCCCGGCGCTGATCTGAATCGGCGTAGCTGTCCGCTATCCGGCTTTCATCTTCGACCGTCGGGGAGCAGGCACGGACAGACAACCAGGTCAGACCAAACGTTGCCGTTCGTTCTTCTGCCAGCGCAATAGGATCGCCCTCGCGCGTTATTGGGTATTTGTCCACCTCATCTGCCAGCAGGATACGAATCGGGCGGCGAGCAAGGTTGTCCGGGCTACCAGCCCCTGCCAATGCAAGAAATCCGCCAGTAAAGGATTTATAGAGAATGGTTTCCTTGGAGCTTTTCTGTTTTGAGTCGCCAATGATGTTGCGAAGAACGGGCGTTACGCGCACCAGTGGGCTGATTCGCTCTTTTGAAAACTGCTCTGCCGCTTCCTCTTTCGGTTGCAGCAGCAATATCGGGCAGGGATCAAGGTGTGCGAAATACCCGAAGAGGTTTTCCAGCAATGCAGTTTTCATTAACTGGGTGCAGCACATCACCGTGATGATATGAACACCGGATTCAGTCGCCGCCAGCATCGGTCCTCTGGCGATCTCAACAGTAGATGTCTCCCAGTTCCCCGACGTGCTTCCCGCCTCTTTTGCCAGTTTCCGGTAATCATCGGCCCATTGCGGCACGCTGATCCTGGGTGGCGGCGTCCAGCCTTTCCGCGCACTCAGTTTCAGGCGCTCAATCTTCTGTTGGCTTAAACTCTGGCTCTCCGAGGACTGAGATATGTTTGTGGACATGTTCAATCAGCACCTCTGTCATCCTGTCCGCTGGTACATCCAGATCAGCAGCCATGAGCGGAGCTACCCTGGACGGCCAGTTAAGCCAGGCATCACGCTGTTGGCGAAAGGCGTTGAAAAGAACCTCCTCGGCGACAGTCATTTCAATGAGCTGACCATCTTTTTGCTGAAACTCTAATTTTGTGAGTAATGCCAGATAGTTCTCTTTAATACGGCGGGCTTCATCCAGGGATAATTCAGCCCCGTTCTGAAGAATAAAATTCATGGCGATGCTTTCGGGTGAAGCACCATCATCCTCTTCTATCTTTACTACCTGCGATGAAGCAGGGGCAGCCGCTTTTTTTGCCGGTGACGCTGCTTTTTCTGATGTGGGGCGATTGATCGTTTTCCTGTATTTTTCCAACAGCGCATTCGAGGCGTTAACATCGATATCATCGCCGGAAATAACCAGCCATCCTCTGCTCTTCCACATAGTAACTGTTTTACGACTTACACCATGCAGCCTGGCAAAATCGGACTGATTCATTGCTACCCCAGTGTGTTACCTGAACCTGTTACCTGGATCTGTTACCCTGGAAGAAAGGTAACACCTGAGGTAACAGATCATTTTTCAAAAAGTTATTTACAAACAAATACAAACCAGAAAATGAAACAAAATGTAACTGTTACCTGTTACCCAAATTTGAAAACCTGTAGCTAGGAAAACAACGCGGCGCGCAATGCCCGTGCAATAAAAAGGTCCCCGGAAGGACCCATTTTCTTATGGCTGCTATTCAGCTCAGCAGCTATGATTATCCTCAGTCAATGCAAGGAGAAAATAATGACCAGAAACAATTTTTTCAGAATTTGTATCATTGCAGCATCACTTATTACCTCCACAGCACATGCCCGATGGGTAACCAATACTGATGACGACTTATTCTCCGGTGGGAAACAAGCAATGATGATCGGAGAGGTCTCCAACCAAAATGGAGCGATCATTTTTGATTGTACGAAACAAAATATGTCAGTCTCATATGTAGAAATGGACAAAACTTCTGAAGTAACCTCAGATATCCCCATGGATTTGATATTAAAAGTTGACGCTAACAGTCCAGTCAAACTCGACGCAACTCTCACCAGGCGAAATGTTCAAGCTATTCAGATATCATCGAATGATGACGAACAAATAAAGACTCTGCTAAAACAAATTAAGGATGCAAAATCAAAAATACTCATTGGTTTTCAAACCAAGGATGGCGGAAACCAAATTTCATTATCTGGCAATGCATCTGGTTCAACTGTAGCTGTTAACAGTTTTGTGAATGCCTGTGAAATAACTCTGTGATCTTTACATCGTAGTTTTTTATTTAGCTGTTCTGATAGCCTCAGCAATCTCTCGGCTTAGAGCAGAAGGCATCAGAGCAGCGGCCATTGTGCTTGCTCGCTGCATATATCCCAGCGTCGGGGATACGGCCAGCGCATTACCAAACTGTATCAGTAGCTTTGGTGCTGGTTTTTTCATACGGTCACGACGTGTGCCGTTTGGTGACCGCTTTGCACGCTTCGCTCCTTTCTTGCTTTTCCTGGGCTTTCTGCGCTGCCAAACTCCATTCACATCACCAACCGAGCCAATGAACACATCCGGTTTTGCTTTAAGTTGAGCCATTTTTGTGCGTGGCAGGTTGCCGTACTTATTGAGTTTGATGTTTTTGGGATTGAGCAACGCCTGACCGTTCAGCTTGTGCTGACCACCGAACTCGAACGGTTCCAGGTAAGCAGCAGCGGTGTCACGGACAAACACTTTTGCCTGTAGGTTATTCTTGCGTGCACCTTGTGAACCAACAGACTTAACGGTAAACGGTGTCGGGTTATCCAGATGGCGCTGGAGCGCTGTGCGTTCTGCGGCCTCTATCTGTCTTGCTACCTTAGTCATCGCCTGTGCCATCGCAAACGGTATTTGCTTTTGTAGTTGGCGTAATTGCGCAGAAAGATTGTTCAGGTCTGCCATATATCCACCTTTGACTACATGCGAGGCTCAATAAAAAAACCACCCAGAGGTGGCATTTGTAGTGGCATAAAACCTACCGAAGACGGCATAATTATTCATCTGAATCTGCGTAACTATCTCTCACAGTTCCAAGCTTTGTTGAGCCATGGGCAACACTCCCATCCCCCAAAAGTACGTCACAATCGAACCCAGGGTAACTTTTTTTAAAGTTTGCATCCTTCCATTCTTTGACTGTCATATCGTTTTTAGTAGCATTTTTCTTTGTGTACTGAGGTATATCCTTCTTATCCCCACGAACGTTAGTACCGTCAGGATATTTGAAGTTTACATCGAAACCCTGAACATCCCAGATTTTCTTTTCTACATTTTTAACCTGTGCCATATTTTATCCTTAATGTAAATGTGCTTTTAAGAAGCGCCATTTACATATCGGATGATCCATAAAAGACTTTAGCCAAATTTCAGTAAAGATGTACTTCTTGATCTACCTGTCAAGCACATCTCAGTAGAGCTCTGCAACACAGGACATTCCCCAAAGAAAATAGTTTTTCCCAGGCTCACAACTGAAAGACTCTCGATTGTTTAGCGCATGCGAAGCGCAATAAAAAAGCCACCAGCGAGTGCCAGTGGCTTCTTGTGGGTTTAAAAGATGAATTAATTCGTGAAGCGGATGCTTTTTGGGTCGACAGTTAATACTTTACCATCATCCAGCTCAACAATTGCTTTGACAGGTGTATGCATTTGACCTGAATCATCATAAACCTCAATAGGTGCATATTGCACAAAATTGCCCTCTGGTTTTTCGTACATGCTTTCAATAATGCATCTGCGCGGTTCATTAGCCATTGGAAACCCTTAGCTTACTTGAGTGGAGATAACAGACTATCCACAAAAATAGCAAGGTCAAGGCATTGTTGCGGGCACTCAGTGAATTACTGCTGTAATGCTGTGATTAGCCAATAAGCAGATCTGGTTGAGCTGGGATGAAAGCCGTTGTGAAAGAGGCTCTCAGCGTTCAGATTCCAATGACGGGAAAGTCATCATCAGTCGGCATAGTCATTCTTCCGGCTTCATCTCTCCCGCCAATATCCTCAAGCATGTCACCAAACTCATGCACCAGAGCATTCATGTATTTAATCCCGCGCTTGTTGAGCAATGGAGGCCTGCCACCCATAAATACCGACCTTGAGTCTGGTTCGTTTGCTTTCTGAAGCATCGATACATAGAACCTTCTGCGCCAATTTTCAGATTTTCTATCGGCGAGGTAACCGTCCAGTAATGGCATGAGGAAGTGTCGATCCACTTCTATATCACCAGACGAATACCGATAAACTGGACGTCGATTGATCGACATCAAATGCAATACATAAGCTTCAGCTACACGCCATGCAAAGAATTCGTGAGGCTTTATATTTTCCATCACTCAAGCCCCGGAACATTAATCTGAAGTCTGGCGTATGCTTCCTGTCGGTTGTTTACCAACTGCCGTTTTCTTCCACCTATACCCCAATAGTTCATGGTCCTTGCGCAATCACTAACAACTGCGGATTCTTCTTTGAGAATGTGGTCTGCCATGTTGGCTTCCGCCATGTAACTGGCAAGCGTGATCATCTCACCAGAGAAGAATTTATCCAGCACCGTGTATACGCCGACCTTGAATGCAGGATCGATGTAACCTGCATACTCATAAGCGAGAAAGCGCGTGACATAGGTTCCACCATTACGGCCTTTAATGATTCTAAATGGTGTAGATTCTCCACCTTTTATTAACTCGTTGATAAATGAGCGTGTTACGGGACTGCGAAGAAAGTCAGTAGGACGAAGGTTATCTACATTCCTACCAGCTGCCTTTGCGGCTTTCCATATGTCGGTGATTGAAATGAACTTCTCATCATCAATGCGTACCGGCGTATCGAACACTGCAAGTTCTTTCATAGCGTTTACCTTATAAAAATAAGCCTCGTTGCCCAGAAAAACCGCCCACAAAGAAGCCGCCGCTTATAACGGTGATTCTCCGAGGCTTATTTCTGTAAGGCCTTGTGTGATGTTCACGCCGGGCATGGCGCGTTGGTTTACTGCTGGCACAAAAAAGGCCACCGATTGGCAGCCTGTATGCAGCTCTTCGTGCCTTGCTGGTTTTTACATACCCGGAATCACGGGTATGTAAAATTTACGATGCACTGCCAGCCGGTGGTGATACATCACCAGTCACTGTGGTAGATGTCTGGCCGGATTCGGCAGCTTCTTCCTGTAGTTTCTTAAGCAACTCTTGCGCTCTGGCCTCTGCCTTTTCTTCAAGCGCCTGGGCTTCTGCTGCGGCTTTTTGTGCTTTGTTTGCTGCGTGGGCTTTAATCCTGTTACGGATCGCCTTCCAGCCGCCAGCAATAAGCAGCAGCACTACGCCAATGAATGAGAAGTACAACAATACAATTTGAATCGGTGTCATTTGGTGGTTTCCTGTCGTTTCTGTTCAGCCAGCCGGATAGCTGACAACTGGTTATTTGCCTGTTCCAGGGCCGTAAGTAATGGATTAATCCACAACACCGCCTGGCAATAAGTCAGTTCGCTGGTGGTAGTGGTACCAGAACCGGTTGAGTCAGTGACGTTGGAAGTGGCTGACACTGCGCCGGAACGTAAACGGTTCGCGTATTTGAGCAGCCCGCCAGCAATATCAGCAGGGACAGGCATATCGCATGTTTTTTCACGTTTAAGGATTGTCCTGTATTCGATAACAGTGTTGTCAGACGCTGTCGTTGCGGCGTTATTTTTTGAGGACGTATCACTGGCTAAAGCGTTAAACGCTGCTAACTGGATAGCCTGCGTTTGAATTACTGTGGCCTGTAACGAAACCTGAGTTTCAGCGGTCTCCGCCCGGTTGCTGTTACTTTGGTACTGGTAACCAACAAAACAGCTGGTGCCGACAATAAGAAGAAACAGGCTAACAATAATGGCTGCTTTTATTTCTGCGCTCATACAGGCCTCATGAAAGGGCTTTGAGTGCAACTCCGTAGCGAGCCCGGCGATCATCAATCCCGTTATTACCGCCATTAATGATTTGCGTCACCCGGGCTAAATCACCGGGATATTTCAGGCATCCACTGGTTGCATAGAACCATGCAGCTGACCGCGCCGCTTCACTGGCCTTTTCCAGTAACTCAGGCGAGGTAACCAGATCCAGCTTTAATGCAGCACCACATTTACGGTAATTATCCAGACCAGTAATTTGGATAAGCCCGCGACCACGATACTTCCAGCCATCACCCGTTGACTTGTTACCCAGGCGATTTGCATAGACCAGATTGGCAATGGCTTCCTGTTGCGCCTTGCGGCCATTCACCCTGCCAAGCATATTGGCCTGGTAGGATGAGACGCGGCGACCAAATACGGCCAGTAAAGCCATCGGGGTATAATTGAAGCTTTCAACCAGTGCATTGAAACCACCTGATTCATGCCCGGTCTGAGCGATGAACATGGCTTTGTCCTGTACTGAGCTGATACCAAACTCAGACATGGCAGCCTCAATATGAGAAAACCAGACAGCAGCAAGTTCGGCGCTAACTCCAGCCGCCCCTATAAATTGAGAAATATTCATAACCTGTACCTACTAATATTGGCAGGGGAGTTTTTATGTATAGAACGATAAATTTGACTTAAGATTATTCTTAGTAATTGCAGTTTTCATAATAATAACTGTGCAATTGCCAACTTACAGGATGCAGTGATGTCGCTGTATCCTGCTTTTTTATCTGTGGAGTAATTTGATCAACTGAGCCACGTTCCCGCGAACGCGCAGGATAATGACGCAGATGAGGATATTTGCCAGTACCACCAGCCAGTGCGACTGATGATACAGACCGAAGACAAACCGGAACGGCACGGAGGCATACACCAGGACAATGATGTAAGCCAGCCAGGAGATAAGCGGGCGGTGTCGGGCATCACCACGCTGATAGAACATCAGCACCAGCACAATCACACCGCAAATTACCGCATTAACCAGCGCAGCAGGTTCACTTATTGTCATTTGGACCACCTCCACGGAATCGGGGAAGCATACCTAGCAACCTGTCCAGATCCTGATTATTCACAAAGGTCAGAACCTTAATGATGAGAGCTGATACCGCTGCAGCACCAATGGCATCAAGTGGCCTGTCGGTATACCCGGTCAGGTCTGCCAGTTTTGCGCCCACCAGCCCGGCACCTAACACGCCGAGAATGAACGATGTCAGGAAATACCCCATCAGCCGCCAGCGTGTAATGTTGGCTGCCGTAGCTACGTAGAACACTGCCCCCGCGAACGCACCGAATACAACGCCATAGTCGGTATGAGTGACAAAACCGTAAAAGGTAGCGCCCAGCATACCGCTGCCAAGAATGGCACCAGCACCGGATACAGGATCGGACATTTAGCCCCCTCTTTATTGCTGTGATTCCTCTCAGGATTGAGGGGATAAGGGACAAGCCAGCAGACACAAGATGAAAGGGTTATCTGTGAGTGAATGTCTGTGACCTGAATGCAGAGCTCACTGAGGTGAGCTAATTATGATGTCTATTTGACTCATTCTGTGAGGCGAATGATTAATTACAGTGGTGTGCGCCGGTCTCACACTTCACGGCCCAGGTATTACCAGAACCGATCATGGCAGGATTTTTAATCCTATCTGTTCTTTCACTGCAAATAAAAAACCCCGCCGTGGCGAGGTTATAAGTTTTTGTGAACGGTAGACACACAATGCCCATCGTTAAGAAAATCCTAACCATTATTTTTGAATATTGCAAGCATCATGCAGACAAAATTCACAATAATGTTGCTATCGTGTGACTTTCCTCAATTGCTTCTCTGCGTATGTTTCTTCCTGCCAGCACTTCGTAACCAGCATATTGATCACTGATGCATAGCCGCTGTACCACTGATAGCTCGTTAGATCCGGAACCAGTTTTTCAATCACTGCTTTAGCCAGTGTCGTTGGTACCCGGCTGTAGCGATTGCCGTTACAACGACCACAGACTTTCATGGTTGGAACACCAAGCAGTTTGGTTCTCTTCTCATCCAGAACGGTGCCCTTTCCTTTACACCCGCGGCAGGCTGTACTGACTTCACCTTTACCATCACAGTGGGAACAAAGCATTTCCACTTCCTCATGGCGAACTGTGGGTTCTACACCTTTTACGCCAGGGTGTTTCACCACATCTCGCATCGTCCGGATCACTCCTTTCCCGTGGCAATGTGGGCATTCGCTTTTACTGGCTGCGGAACGTGAATAATCGGCATAGGCAAACTTAACCAGACAATCCACAATCTCCAGCCGGGTGGATTCTGTCAGCTTGTTCAGTACCGGATTATCAAGTGCCATCGCGTAATTCGTTAAACCGTCAATGGCTGGCTGTGGATCCTGAATCCCCATCTTTGCCAGGAAGAGGTTAAACCCAAGTGGCGCTTTTGACTGAACCATGCCCTGAGCCGCCATCACATCAGTAATGGTGAGGGATGCACTCCCGGTAGCCGGGGTTTCATCATTCAGTTTTGGTGATTTCGGTGAGTAAAATTTCGGTAATGCTTCCAGATTCATACGTATTCTCCACTTAAGCCAGAACGCCAGTTGCCAGCGCACGGTCAATAAAACGAAACCACAGAGCCAGCTGGCTCCCGTACTTTTCCTCAAATGCCACGGTATCGGCGTGTAACTCGTCGTGGTGCGCCCTGCACAGCGGTATCACGAATAAGTCATGCGCCTTTGTTGCCATCCCACCCTGCCCGTGGCCAATAATGTGGTGGGGGTCGTCTGCGGGTTTACGGCAGCATTCGCAGGGCTGCGATTTTGCCCACTTCGTGAATTTTTGGTTTACCCAGCGTCTGCGCTTTGGTCGCAGCATGAAGGATTCCGGTGTTTCCGGGTCAACCGCCAGGGTTAGTACAGGTTTTACGTGTTCCTCTATCACGCTGGTGGCCGGTACCGAAGGCATCAGGTCACATTCGCGGTAAACGGATTTGATGGGCTCCACCTGCCAGCCCAGCGCCTGTTCTGCCATTGGCTCAGGGAATGCCTCAAATACACGCTGGCGAACAGCCCACCAGCACAGCTCAGGCAGTGTGAGTGTGTGGCTTTCATCAAAGTGAAGTGCTGCCCTGGCCTTATCCACTACCCACTCAACCACGTTCTTCCTGGCGATATCGGTAAGTGCCTTAAATGACTGATCGCGAAACTGGGTGTCACAGTGCCAGCAAAGGCGTAACGCGCCTTCGGCTTCTCTGCGGGTGGTTATCTCATGGTGGTGATAGTCACCCTCGCCCCACTGGCAGGTGTTCCCGTTCATGAACAGCCAGGCTTCAAGAGCGCTGATGCCACCTGCCGCCTGAATAACCCGTTCATCGAGAAAGAAACGAAGCAGATACGGATCTTCCGTGAGTGGCTGCCTTACGGGTGGTACCAGTCCGGTGGGCAGATCTGCCATATCGGCGGGCTCATGCTCCACCAGCACACGCCCACGGGAAAAGAGTGGCATCAGTTCCGGTCCGGGGCGTAACAGCACAATGCCCATTTTCCGGGCGACATCCGGTGTTAACAGTGCCCTCATGCTGCGGATCCCTTCATCACATGCTCAATCCACAGCCCACTAACCCACTTGATGCCTTTTGCCGTGAAGCGCGCCTGGCTGAATGCGTGGTTGGATGTCTGCGAGGTACCGGTTTTTACCTCAAAGCGTCCAAGGGCAATATGCTGATGGTGTGGTGTCAGTGTGCCACCCAGCCGGTACATGATGTTGTTGTCCAGGAGGAACAAACGAAACTCAGGCTCTTTGGCATTCAGCAGCTTTGCCACCTGGCGAAATGACATCGAACCACTGGCAGTACAGTAGCGATCCACAAACTCCACTTTGGGCGCCGCGGCTTCTAACTTCTCTGCCAGTTGCTGTTTTTCTTCCGCCAGGTCAGCGGCCAGACGCAGGGCTTCGGGGAGTGATTGTGGTACCGGCGATTTCTTTGCTTCTTCCAGCTCCAGCCAGCGATCAATAACCCGTTTACGCAGCACGACGTTGTACCCAGACACCAGTGTCAGGCATAAATCACGCGGCAGGTGATAACACGGATATGAGCGGCCACGGTCATCCCGGTAATCTCCCGAAAACTGGGGAGATTGAATTTCGAGCTGTAGCAACATGTTGCGGATGTCAGCCATAACATGGTCATGTCGTTTCTCACACAGGCCAGCAATTTCCAGACTGGACATGGCAGGGAAACCCGGATCACTAATAACGTTCATTAAACTGCTCATACGTTCTCCACTGTTCAGGCGGCTGCACCCGCCGGTTTGTACAGACTTATCGTGATTTCGACCTTTCCCCTCTTCACTACCGGCCCCCACTCAATCAGCATCTTTTTAACCTGGCTGTCGTCTTCCCATACCCCGGCATGCGTCAGGGCATCGAACAGGGCCTTGTTGTAGTTATCCAGGTCACGGCGCTGGTTGTTCGGCGGGAACAAAACGATTTCAACCTCTGCCAGCTCGCTGGATGGCTTTGGCAAACGGCGTAACTGTTCGATGATGGCGGCACAGGCAGCACTCTGATATTTACGGCCCTCGGCACTGACCAGGATACGGCCAGCCATTGGCCCTTTGTTCGGCGAGCGCCAGTAGGCGTTAACACTGGGTGGGAATGGCAGGATAAGCTTCATGCTGCCTCCTGTTTTGACTGACACATTTCAGGCAAATTTGCTCTTACCAGAGCCTCTGCGAATGGTGGTGGTACCGCATTACCGCACCGGGCAACCTGCTTGTCTTTCGCATATTTCACGCCACGATAATCCATGTCGATGATGTACCAGGATGGGAACCCCTGAGCTGCGTAAAGCTCATGGGGCTGTAGCATGCGCATGCCAATATCAACAATTTGATAGGCCACTCCATCGATGTGAACCAGCCCAGTGCTTTCTGGTCCGCAATATTTTTCCAGGAAAGTGCGCACTTCACCTATATGCAGACCACCAGCAGTAACTGTCGGCATGGGTTGATCAACTGGCTGCCCGTCCCGGCATGTCCCGCGAAGTTTTACCAGGTGTGAGGCAACAACAGCATGGTGGTCTACTGTCGTCACTGAATGTGCTGGCTCGTCCATCCCTACACCTGCCCCCTGATAATTACCGCCATAGTGTTTAGCGAGAAATGCAGAAACAAGCTGGGATTTACCACCAAAGCCAGCAGTTATCGTAGCGCTCGGTTCATCTGCCCGGTGCCCTGTACTGGCTCCAAACTGGCGAGCAATCACCGGCGCAACAATACAGGCGCGGGACTCTTTGAGGATTGTGTGTGCGGATTTATCTAAAGGCCTGGGTTTTGCCTGATACTCACTGCCCCCATTGCCAGCCAGGAACGGAGTAACTACCGGTGTCGCAACAGCATAACCATGGGTTTTGGTGATGGTCTGTAACGGCTCTTCCAGTGACTGGCCCCTGAAGCAGTCATAGTTACCTTTGCTGGTAGTGTGATTGCACTTCACGATGAAGGGCGATGCACTGTCGATAACAAACCGCTGTATGCCACGGGCAATACGTTTCAGGGTGTTTTCAGCAAGTGGCTTTTTGCGATCGAAAATTGACGGGCACGGGATTGACCAGTCAATGCATTCAGCGGCTGTGCGCCAGGGTTTCAGTTTCCCGCTACGCACATCACTGGATTTAGGGTCGCCGTGCGTTGCATCAGGCCACGCTACTGATTTTCCATCACAGCGCATGACCATGAAGAAACGCTTTCTGATAGTCGGTGCACCATAGTCACAGGCGCGCATTTCGCGATAATCGACGTTATAGCCAAGCCCGGCAACGAGTTTACTGGCCTCTTTGCTACCCGGGTTAATGCCAAGAAACTCACAGGCCTCGAGTAAAGCAGGATGATCAGCCGGTATGCCACCGGAAAGCATGCCGCAGAATGCTTCGAATGTTTCACCAATACGGGCAGGATCCGGGCGCATTTCCCCGGTCAACAATGGGCCCCATGTTTTAAACTCTTCCACGTTCTCCAGCATCATCACCCGGGGGCGAACAGCCAGAGCCCAGCGAAGAACAATCCATGCCAGGCCCCGAATCGCTTTCTCTACTGGTTTGGCACCTTTGGCTTTTGAGAAGTGCCGGCAGTCAGGTGAGAACCACGCCAGGCCAACAGGTTTCCCGGCAGTTGCAGCACACGGATCAATATCAAATACGCTCTCGCAATAATGCAGGGTGTCCGGGTGATTGGTGGTGTGCATCGCAACCGCATTCGGGTCATGATTAATCGCAATATCCACACTATGGCCAGTTGCCAGCTCAATACCCGTACTGGCTCCGCCGCCACCAGCAAAATTATCAACAATGATTTCGCGCATCAGGCTTCCACTCCCATAGCCAGGACAAGGCTGTTTGCTGACTGAATGATTTCAACGGATGGCATGCGTTCCAGCCACATGCGGTTTATGTGTGACTTAAGTTTGTTTTGTAGGGGCTCGGGAAGCAGATCCGCCTGCCCGACCTGACCAAAGATAACGTTAACCTCTCCCGGCCAGACTGAGCAGGGTTTTATGGCTTCCCTGACAGCGGCACGCAGATGACGAAAGTTCTGCCAGGCTTCATGGTCAATATCATCAGCGATGGCAATGAATTGCCCGACCGATAACCCGTACTCTTCTGCGCACTCTTTGCTGACGGTGATAAGACGCTCTGTAACAGACTGGCGAAGGTCGTCATTATCGAAACCCTGACTGGCAACAAACTCACGTAGTTTGATGTCTGCCTGATCCTGTTGAATAAATGCCAGGGCTTTGCTGATAGTTTCCTGTGGAATCGTCACCATAACGGGATTCTCAACGGAGTCTGCCGCCCAGGTATGGGCATACCGGGATTCAGTGAAGGTGTAGGCCTCTTTGTCGCCGAACGCCGCCACGGCACATGCCAGGGTAGTGATGCCACTCTGGCTGAGAATATCTTCCCGGGTCAGTGGCATTTCTGGTTTTTCCGCATCTTTAACTCTGGCGGGAGCCGGTTTCTCTTGCTCTGCCGGTTCCTCAACAACAGGTAAGTGTTCAGGCTCTTTTGCCATACGGGCCAGCATGCGTTCAGCCTCAAAGCGAACCTGACTCATAAAGGCATTGCCACTCGCTTCCAGATCCGCACGGTTGATATAGCTGACTGCCGGGCCTTTCCACGCCTTGTCGAACACAGCCACAGCCCCGGCAAAAAATGCACCAGTCGGTTTTTGCTTCTCATCTTTCGGGATAAACCAGGACGGCAGATCGAAACCAAGACGCCCACGAATAAAGGCAATATGGTCAGCGTCTTCTGGCCACCAGACCTCACTGGTTGCAGCCTTGATCAGGAATACATAACGACCGCCCTTCTCACGCATGGCCATGGCATGTTGCATGATGTAGCGCATCCCGGTGATGTAATCCCCTTCATGCTGAGAGGCACGGCTGTACGGAGGATTGGCAAAGGCAGCACCGCCACCCAGTGTGCTCAGTTTCTCTGACCAGTCCTGCTGCATGGCATTATCTTCTGCGGTGTACCATGCAGGGCATTTCGCATTACTTTCATCAGCAAACAGGTCCAGCACCAGTGGGCCAAACATGGCGTTAATGCCCCAGAAGATGCCATCGGGTGTACACCACTGGTCACCCACTTCTTTAAGTTCGTGGCAGGGCTTAGAACGCAGGGCTTCAAGAGCCTCACAGTATGCATTTGTCATGAGCGGAATCCCTCCGGAACCTGGCTGTAATCAGTACCGGCATAACTGCCTTTGAATGTGTCCACCCGACCAGTCTGTCTGCTACTGACTGGCAATGAACCCAGTTTCAGCATCAGTTCATCCCACTTCTCACGCAGTTTTGACGGGCTAAGGATGTTCCTGCACCAGAAAGGGTCTTTGTTTGCCTTGAGGAAAAGCTCACATATTTGCTTGTGAGTACGGAGATCCTGAACACGCATCAGGCGAACTTCATTTGCCCAGGCTGTCCAGTTTGGCTCTTTCGGGCGGGTTAATTCTCCGTCAGTCTCAGCAGCATGCTCGTACATTCTCACAATGCGCTTCCAGATGTACTCTGCACAGGTCAGGTCATCCTGAGTTCCCCACTGGCGTTTTGCTGCGCTGTACACAACAGCCTCAGGGTGACGGGTAATAAAATCGTTGGTGGAAGTATTGCCGTCCGGTTGCGAAGCGGCCGGACAAGAAGGGTTTATGATCTGTTTGTGGTGATCTGAGTAATGATCTGTATAGAGAATAGGTTCCGCGACTTCGCGGTTAGGGTTCCGCGATTCTGCGGTTTCGGTTCCGTGATTCTGCGGAATGGGTTCCGCGACTTCACGTTTCCCGTTCCGCGATTCTGCGGAATCCAGTGTCGGCGGGAACAGGGCGTCAATTAACGCATCACCATCAATGCGGTAATGTGTCTTTTTCGTACCGTTAACCTGCTTCTGCGCTTTCTCAACAATACCCGGTAACCACCGGGTGCATATCTTGTTTACCAGGCGCTGTACCTGGTCGTCACTGACACCCCGGATCTCTGCTGCCAGTTCGCTGTGCTCTTTGTAGAACCAGCCGTCCTTGAGGTCAGACTTACCCGACCAGAAGACAAGCTGATTCAGCACCGCACCAAGCGCATGTGCCTGCTGGTCACCAGAAAAAAAGTCGAGGTAAGGCACCGGGATAGTAATACTGTTCCGTTGCCCAGACAGCGACTGTACGATTTCAAATATCTGGCTCACGGATCCACCCTTTTAAACTTTTCCCTGAAACGCTCAACAGGCTGCATGCACTCATGCGGGTAGCCCTGGCGCATAAAAATGACCTGCTGTTTTTCCCGGTCGTAGCCAATGACGTGGACAAGAAAACCTCGTGGGTCTTTGTACTGGCGGTCAAGTTCCTGCATAACGCTCTGGCCCTCCGGTAAAACACCCCCACGACACCCAGCGCCCGACTGTGGTTACATGCCACCCAGCGCCCTGATACCATTCGCTCATACCGCCATTGCGTCGTTCCTGAAATATGAAACGCCCGTAGTTGCGGTAAGCGGCTGTTAGCCGTTAAACTGTTCATGCGTTAGTTTCTCCACGAATACGACACGCCACGGCGCCCGGAGCTGCACACTCGCGGGCGTCACCTTTTTCTGGCTCACAGAAAACGCGATAAAGCAGTGTCAAATGCTCCTGCCACTTAGTCATCACCTGGTAACTGTTCTCTTCGATTTGCTCTCGCTCAGTAGAATCAATCACCCCATCAGCTGTAGCCTTACGCAGATACTGAGAGTGCCTACCCATCCATTCGATTGACTCCATCAGACGCTGGTTTATGTCGCCGTTGTCAATGTCATCAATTTCCACTAGCGGAACGAATACCCCACCACTACGGCGAGCAATTGCATCAGTGACATGCTTAGTGCCGCTTGCATCCTGTAGCACCATTGCCCATTCCAGAGGGAAGATTTGATCGCCTTCATCGCGAAGCCGGTTATAGAGTGCATCAGTTGACAATTTCCCAGCCCTGTACAGACCGAGCCACTCAGCAGCTTCTGCATACCCTCCCGGCATTTCAGTAATCGTTCGTTTGATTGCGGCCACCAGCCAGGCTGGCTGTTTTTCTACTTTCCAGTGCTGCTTATCCACGGTTAACCCCTTCTGTCTGTGGTTGTTTTAAGCTGCCGTTTCATTAGTCTTTTTGTATGCAGCCGGATCGTATTTGATGACCCCATTGGTCTTCTTCTCTGCAAGTAGTGCGTATTTCCATGGAACAGTTTCTTTCCACAGACTTACTGTTGATTTCGAAACACCCAGGGCTTTAGCAGCTGCTGTCGCTGTGCCGAAGTGCTCGATTAGCTGTTGTTTAAACATTTCACCTCCAAGGTATGTCAACACGAGAAAGTTTAATGTTTCAAACTAAAAATAGTCAAGAAATTAAACCAAAGAATGTTTAAATTTTTAAACATGAAAAATGAAACTATGAGCGACCGCATAAACCAACGCATCAAAGCGCTGAAACTGCGGAGCACCAATTTGATTTCAGCTACCGGAGCCTCAAAGGGGACGGTTAGCCAGTGGGTTAATGGTGGTACCGAGCCATCAGCCAGATACCTCAGCAAATTAGCTGAAGTTCTGGGCGTCTCTGAAAGATGGTTAACAAATGGTGGGCTTGTAGAAGAGACATCAGGTAATGCCTACCCGGGGCCGGAAATACGGAGACGTGTTCCGTTGCTTTCCTCTGTTCAGGCTGGTCATTGGAAAGAGATGGTTGAAGGGAACCTTGATGAAGTGACAGAGTGGATTGAAACAACAGCTAAGGTATCGCCATTTGCTTTTTCTTTAAGAGTTACTGGTGACTCTATGTCTAGCCCGCCAGGAGCTGGGATATCTCTTCCAGATGGTTCGCTTGTGATTGTTGATCCTGACATAGAGCCAGCAAGTGGAAAAATAGTTGTAGCTCGTCTAAATGGCTCCAATGAATCAACCATTAAGAAATTGGTTGTTGATGGACCGAATATGTATCTTATGCCATTGAACCCAGCATACAGGCCAATACCCATAGACGATAAATGTGAAATTGTCGGAGTATGTACAAGGGTAGAAATGAATTTACCTTAAATAAAAGCATTGCAAATCAACCAGCTTCGGCTGGTTTTTTTATGTCCAAACCAAATAAGTTTAATTTTACGAACTTTGTTATTGACAGATTTGTTTGATTAATTAAACTCTAATCATCAACAGCAGCCAGCTGTTGATAGCTAAGAATGACAAGTTGCACCATCCCTGTTCTGGCGGCCCGGCTTCCCTTGATGGTCGGTAACCGCCAGCTTTTTCAGGGCGCAGGAGTCTGGTGTTTATCCATGACCCCAGACCACTGCGAAGGAACGCAAATGCTGTGTAGAACCTTTGGCGGTACCAGATCTTCAACCCAACACCAGGAGGATGAAGATAGTGTTCTGACTGGTACCGCAATTTTTTACACAACACACAAGGGCATCACCGGGTGACGGGCTCATTCCCCAATCCACCCGGGTGGTTGCAGCCACAGGTGCCCTTTTGTGTTGTGTGGAGAAACTAACCGGCTATAACCATGGCCGGTTTGAAAGCAATAAAGACTGAGAAATTAATCGCCACCCGGCGAGGGATTCGCTCAACCAAAATTCAGCGCGGTGCAGCGCGTAAATAATACGGAGAACTGACCATGAGCTTTATTCAGACACTATCTGGTAACCATATTGATTACCGAAATATCAGCCATGATGCTATTTGCATTGAGGATATTGCTACTGCCCTTTCCCATGCCTGCCGGTTCGCAGGGCACCTGCCCGAGTTTTATTCCGTCGCCCAGCATTCAGTTCTGGTAAGCCAGCTGGTACCCGGTGAATTTGCCTTTGAAGCTCTGATGCATGATGCCGCCGAGGCCTACTGCTGTGATATTCCGGCACCACTGAAAGCACTGTTACCTGATTACCGGGAAATAGAGCACTACGTGGACAGCGTGATCCGGGAAAAATACGGATTACCGGCAGAACATAGTCAGGTCGTCAAATATGCAGACCTCATCATGCTGGCTACAGAGCGCCGGGACCTCAACATTGATGATGGTACCCGCTGGCCATATCTGGACGGCATTTCGCCCACTGAACATTTCACTATTACCCCACTCTGCCCTGGTCAAGCATCAACGCTGTTTATTAACCGGTTTAACGAACTGGAAGGACGTGCCGCATGAACATGTCACTGCACGATATGCCGATTGAAGAACTGATCCGGACAGCCCGCAGTTATGCCACCAGCATGACACCAATCACTACGTATACCGAAATCATGCACGAACTGATTAACCGTATAGATGCACTGCGTGTGCGTGGGAAGGTTTTGGTTAACGAAAACGCAGCAATCAAATGCATGAATGACTGTCTGGCGGAAGAGTTGCGTGGACACCAGCCGGCTGGCGCTGAAATGCACCTCATTTGGCAGAAATGCGAAACCCCGCTTACCGATGAGGCCATTACAGCCATCAGGGCTGAGGGTGTGGAGATGTTTGCAGAGTATTGCCAGAAGCGTCGCGGTGAGATGATGAAAACCAGGCCAAACGAAGCAGCAAGCAACGAGGCGATTACGGCCACTCGCCGGGCTGGTGAATTCGCATTGTATTTCGCCACCCAACTCCGCCAGAGAGGTGATTCGTTATGAGTACGGGAATTGAACTCATGCAGCATGCTCTTGGCATCAATGAGCGTAATCGAGAACCCTACCGCAATTATTTTCTCGCTGGAGACGGTCATGCAGACAACTCACAGTGGCAGGAGCTTGTTACTGAAGGCCTGGCTACATCTCGACCTTCGCCAGATTTCTGTGGTGGTGGCGTTCTTTACCACGTCACGGATAAAGGGAAAGCGTTAGCAATTTCCGCACTACCTGAGCCGAAGAAAAAGACACGATACGAAGAATATCTCGATGCAGATAGCTGTCTTTCATTCAGCGAATGGTTGCTGGGTTACCGAATTCCAGAAGTCGAATATAACCGCCAGGGGGAATGCCGGATGTATCGCTGCTCATACGATGCTGCTTATGGATACCCGCGCCGTGACGTTGAAGGTGAGTGGTGCAAAACCAAAAAAGCGGCCAAAGTCAGCTACAAAGCAGCACTACGTCAGGGGGTGAAAGATGGCAGAGCTCATTGATGAAGCCAACGAACGAGCTGAATTCAATATCAGCATAGCGATAGCCAACGCCCGAATTAACCACGATGCGGTTTCCGCAACTCACTGCAAAGCCTGCGGCGAACCTATTCCAGAAAAGCGCCGTGTAGCCGTTCCAGGCTGCACCATGTGTGCTTATTGCAAGAGCGATGCTGAACTGAAACGCAAACAGGTAGGTGGTTTATGAGTAAAACACTCTATGCCCGTTGCATACGGCGCTGGGAAGTTAAATTTAAAGGTCGCTGCGACTCGAAGTATAGCCCGTACTGGCGCAAGCGTGACATCCGTGGGTATATCCGCGAAACGGCAATTATAACGGCAGATTGCATGGTTGAACGCATGGCAGAGGATAATGCCCGTGTGGACTTTTGTGGGCATACCCATGGCTGGTCACCTGATTTTTCAGCCTGGTTTGATGAGCGCCGGGCACAGTATTTAAAAGAAGCCCGCGACTATCTCAATCAGGAAACCACCACCGAAGAGATAGACGAAGAAATTGAGAACGAGCTGGAGGCATGGAATGAGTGATATCGCCACATTCACAAAAGAGCATTTAATCGCCGTGTGCCGTGCCGACGTGGCTGAAATGTCGAAGTTTTTGAAAGAGGGTGAATTTAGCAACCCGTCACGCGCGGCCCTGTATTTACGTATTACTGAAATCGCACTGGCATCGCTAATGGCTGAGTCGGTATTGGATCGAGATCAGGTTCGACTTGAGCATGCTCAGTGGTCGCAGGCCACCTTTGGCAATGTCGGTCCGGTTGGGCCACTAAAACACCTTTCCAAAGAAGCTATGGAGGCAGCAGCAAAACCCAACGACCTTAGCGAATGGGCTGATATGCAATTCCTGCTCTGGGATGCTCAACGCCGGGCTGGTATCACCGACGAGCAGATTACCCAAGCGATGATTGAAAAACTGGAAGTGAACAAAGCAAGACAGTGGCCTGAGCCTAAAGATGGCGAGCCTCGTTTGCATATCAAAGAACAGTCTCAACCACCAGTACCGGAGGCCTGATATGCGCCAGTATTCATTTGGAGCTAAAGCATTCGTAGTGTGCCTGCTGGGTGCTTTGTTGTGGCTGGTGATTATTCTTTGTGGCCTGATTGCGGGGTGAATATGGAGTCGGTCATTCAATTGATGCCCAATAAATGGGTTTCAGAGCAAAAGCTGATAGACATCACAGGGCTTCGCCCGGGGACAATCATGCGGGCCCGCCGCGAGTCCTGGCTCGCCGGGCGTGAGTACATGCATATTTCGCCGGACGGTAACCCAAAAGCAAATAGCGAGTGCCTGTACAACTGCGACGCAATCAACAACTGGATTGAACGCCAGGCAGCAAAACAACCGGGTGTGAGATTGTGATGAAAACTGTAATCTATACCCGCTCTTGGGCGCAGGAGGATAACAATGGCTAAAAAGGCCTTTCCAACCGGCGTTGAAAACCATGGCGGATCCCTTCGCATATGGTTCATGTATCAGGGCGCCAGGACAAGGGAAAGTCTTGGTGTACCTGATACACCAAAAAACAGAAAAATCGCGGGAGAGTTACGGGCATCAGTCTGTTTTTCAATAAAAACAGGCAGCTTTAATTATGCTGCTCAGTTTCCAGGTTCTCCCAACCTCAAAAAGTTTGGTATTGAAAGTAAGGACATCCTGGTTTCTGAGTTGGCCAAGAAGTGGCTCGAGCTCAAGAAGATGGAAATCAGCAATAATGCCTTCGGGCGGTATTGTTCCATCGTTAAAAATATGCTGCCACGGATTGGCGGTGACAGACTGGCATCATCAGTGACCCAGGAAGATTTGCTGTTTATCCGCCGTGATTTACTAACCGGTAACCAGGTGTTGAAACTCGGGCACAAGAAACCGGTTAAGGGGCGCACGGTCCCGACAGTAAACAATTACATGGGGATTATGTCAGGCATGTTCCAGTTTGCGGCCGACAGCGGCTACATCCCGGATAACCCATTTTCCGGGATATCTCCGATGAAGAAATCGCGCACTGAACCGGATCCATTAACACGGGAAGAGTTCACCAGGCTGATAGATGCCTGTCGCCACCAGCAGATAAAAAACATGTGGTCACTGGCAGTATATACCGGTATCCGGCATGGTGAACTGGTGGCGCTGGCCTGGGAAGATATAGACCTTAAGGCAGGAACGATGGTGATCCGGAGGAATCACACCCTTACCAAAGAATTTACGCTGCCAAAAACTGAGGCCGGAACAAATCGGGTTATTAATCTGATAAAACCGGCGATAGATGTGCTGAAAAGTCAGGCTGAAATGACACGGCTTGGAAAGCAGTATCAGGTAGAGGTTGTGCTGAGGGAGTATGGAAGGTCAGAAGTGCATCCATGCACTTTCGTTTTCAACCCACAAATAGTTACCAGTAATGGCCTGGCGGGGCATCATTACGCAGTGGGTTCAGTAAACCAGATATGGGAAACAGCAATGAAACGAGCCGGTATTCGTTACCGCAAAGCATACCAGTCCAGGCACACCTATGCATGCTGGTCATTAACTGCGGGAGCGAACCCTAATTTTATTGCAAAGCAAATGGGCCATTCGGATGCACAAATGGTGTACCGGGTTTATGGCTCATGGATGGAGGATAACAACCAGGAGCAGATCGTTATCCTGAACCAAAAGCTATCTGAATTTGCCCCATCCATGCCCCACGCTGTAGGATTAGGAGTAAATAATAAATGA